GCGCGGCGGCGCAGGATGGCCCCGTTGCGGCGCTGACGCTGGACGCGGGCGGCACCGTGCGGCTCGTGCAACGTCAGGGCCCGGCGCTGGAGATGGCGCTGCCGGACGTCCAGGCGCTCGTCGAGCATGCCGTCGACCACCGGCTCGCCGCCGCGCGCGAGGCGCTCGAGACCGAGCTGCAGGCGCGCCTCGCGCGCACCGCGGAGCTGTTCTTCAATCCGCCGGCCTGGAGCGCGGGCACGGTGTACATGGAGGGGCAGATTGTCACCACCGACGTCGGGCGCACCTACCGCGTGCGCGCGGGCGTGCGCGCGGCCGCGGGGCGCGAACCCGCCGAGGATCCCGCGCGCTGGGAACGCCTGGGCACGGGGGGCTTCCGGGTCTTCAAGTCCAAGCCGTTGGCGCTGCAGGCCGGCGACATGTTCGCCGAGCACGATGCGCGCTTCGTGCACGATGGGCAAACGACGACGCTGCTCGTGCCCAAGGTGCCGAAGACGAGCGACATCGAGCGCGCCGGCAAGGCGGGGCACGGCCTGGCGCAGGCCGCCGAGGCACACAACCGCGATCAGGACCAGCAGATTGCCGCGCAGGGCGAGGCCATCGCCCGCACGCAGGCCGCGGCCAACGACGCGAGCGAATGCAGCGTCCAGGCGCTGGCCGCCACCGAGGAACTGCGCAACGCGCTCGAGGCCGTGCGCGAGGTGGTCGAACGGCTGCAGGCGGCTGGCGGGAGCAAGACGTCATGACCATTACCCGCACCGCGGTCGATCACGACGTGCTGCCCGCGGCGCTGCTGCCGATGGTGAAAGAACACTTGCGCGTGCGCCACGACCGCGACGACACGCTCATCACGAGCTACATCGCGAGCGCGATCGGTCTCCTCGAGCGTCAGTGCAACATTGCCCTCGAGCCGGCCAGCTATGTGTGCACGGCTGACGAACTGAACCCTGGCGCGGTCGGTCCCCAACGCCCGCTCTTGAGCTACGCGCTGCCGCTGAACAACGTCCGCGTGGCCACCCTCACCGACGAGGCAGCCGAGCCGCCGGCCGATCATTCCGACGAATTCGAACTGTGGAATCCGGACTTCGGCGGCAATGGCTCGAGCTACTTGGTGCAGGTCGCGCCCCCCGTGCCGCTGGCGCTGGGCTGGCTCGTTGAGCTCGACGTCGGCGTGCTCGACTCGGCCGACTTGGCGCCCGCCGTGGCGGTGCTCATCGCCCGCATGACGGGCGCCCTGTACGAAAACCGCGAGGCGAGCGCGGCGCTGTGGGCCGACACCTGGGCGGCCGAGGTGCAGGCGCTGTGGAGGCCTGCGGTATGAAAGCCGGACGCCTGCGCCACTGGCTGCGCCTGGAGCGGCCCCTCGTCACCGAGGACACCTTCGGCGGCGTGGTGAAGACCTGGGAAACCGTCGCCGAAGTCGACGCGGCCATCGATGCCATCTCGGGCCGCGAATTCCTCGCCGCCGATCGGGAGCTCGCCGGCATCACCTGGCGCATCACGATTCGCGAGACGCCCGGCATCACGGTCGAGCCGAATTGGCGCGGCATCGAAATCGACGGCGACGCGCCGCGGACGTTCGATTTCGTCGAGTTGCTGCCTTCGCATGAGCGGGCGGTCATCACCATCGCCGCGACGTGCGGCCAGTCGCAACCCTGAAGGAAACACAAGGAGGCCCGCACCATGGCCAAGATCAAGTCCAACGCGCACCTGTGGCTCGGCGACGTGAGCGTCGGCATGACACCCACGCCGGTCGCGATCACCTCCATCACGAAAGCGACGCCTCCCGTCGTGACGCCGGCCACCATGCCGGTGGATCTCGCCAACGGCGACCTCGTCGCCTTCGAGGCGACGGGCGTGCCCTACCTCGATGGTCAGGCCTTTCGCATCGATGCGCTGGACGCGACAACCTTCACGCTGCCCGATGCGGAGTCCTCCGACATTCCGGCGGCCGTGGCGACCGGCACGTTCACGCCCTACCTGAAGGCCGGCACCGAGGCTCTCCTTGAGGCCTGCATGGCGCAAATCACGGTCTCCGGCCAGGCGCCCGACTCCATCGCGCTGGACGACATGTGCTCGACGATGACCATCCTCGGCGACAACAAACCGCCGACGTTCACGTTCAGCGGGTTCGTGGACCAGGATTCACCCGGGTTCGAAAACCTGGTCGAGGCCTCGATCGCGACACCGAAGCCGACTGTGCCGTTGCTGATCGACTTCAGTGCCGCGGGCGGCTACATCGCCGGGCCGGCGCAAATCGGGGAGATGACTATCACCGCCGGCGTCGGCCAGGGCCTGCAGTTCTCGGGGTCAGGGGTCTTCACCGAAGTTCCGACTTACAGCTGGGCGCTGTAACACTATGACTGCGCCCTTGACCTTCGAGCTGCAGCGCGAACCCTGCCCCGGCCTGGCCGATTTGGGTGACGAGGTCGAACTGCGCGAGCTGTCCTACGGCGCGTTGCGCCGTGCCATGGCCCAGGCGAGCGAGACCAGTGGCGTCGGCGATGCGGTGCTCGCCGCCTCGCTGCATGTGGACGGCGAGCCGCTCGGCCTGGCCGGACTCGACGCACTGCCCGGACGCTTGTCGATGGCCATCGCGAACGCGCTCACACGCTGCCTCGAGCTGCACGGCCTCACCTCGGCCAAGCCGCGCGCCGCGGATGATGCGCAGGACGAAGGCGTCGAGGAGACTGCGCCGGGGGAAGCATGAGCGCCGAGCGCCGCGTGGTCTTCGCGCTCGGCGCCCGCCTCGGGATGTCGGCGGCCGCCGTCGAGGCGCTGTCCGCGCGCGAGCTCGCCGGATGGCTGGAGTTCTTCAACGAGCAGCAGCGCGGCGCGGCCAATGACGGCGACGCCGTGCCGCTGGAACAGCTGACGCGCGCGCAGCGTCGCGCGATGTTCCACCATGGCCCCTGACTACACGTCCGAACGCGAGCTCGTCGCCTTGCTCAAGGTGGCCCTCGCGCCGGTGCCGGTGCACTGGGGCTTCGCCCCGTTCGAATCCAGCGGCGTGCCGCCGGCGCTCCCGATCGTGGTCATACAGCGGCTGTCCTATTCGACGGCCGGTTACGAGGACATGTGTGAGGGCGACTACGTCGGCGACACGGCCCTCGTCGTGCACGCCTGGGACCTGCACTACGAGGTCGGACGCCTGCTGTGCGACCAGGTGCGCGCGGCGATGCGCAATGCGACCGGCTGGCGGCTGCAGCAGGAGACGGACACCTACGAGCCGACGTTCCACGCGTGGTGTATCGCCGGGCAATGGATCGCCGGCGGCGTGTCGCCGCTCTAAGGGGAGTGCCGCGGCCGTGCTCCTCGATTTCCCCACCGTCATCGCCCCGCGCCGTGCGGTCAAGCTCGGCGGCGTGCGCCTCGATCGCGAACGCCTGCTCGTCGAGATGAACACGCAGAGTCTGTCCGACGTGCGCGCGATGGTGCGCAACATCACCGTGGCTGTCACCGCCGAACAGGTCGCCGCGGGCAATCCGCCCTCGGTGCTTGCCGTCGATGGCAAGAGCGACAAGCCGGTCGCCAATGTGCGGGCAAAAACGGAAGTGGTTTTCGGCACGGTGCTCGTGGCCGGCGCGATGCGCGAAGTCGAGGCGGCGCTGGCGGCGGCGATCACGCGCTCGACGCGTCCCCACTCTGGGCGCCTCGCGGACATCACCGGCGCCTGGCAGTGGCGGTATCTGCCCGCGGGCGGCAAGGCGTCGCAGGTCGTCACGGCCGCCACCGTGCTGCCCAGCTTCGGCCCCGGCGACCGCCTCGCGCTCGTGCCTGCGGGCGTGCCCTATGCGACGATCGTTAACCGGAATGTCGCGAACTCGGGCCGCGCCAACATCGCGCCGCGCAAGGGCAAGGCGCCACCGGCGTCACGTCAAAACCGCGGCTTTCTGTTCCATGCGGCCGACACCGTACGCCGCCGCGCCGCGTTCAAGCTGTTCCACGTCCGCGTGGTCTTCTCGAAGTCGCACATGGTGCCCGGCGAGGTGATGACCCGCCGGCAGGGCACCGGCATGATCGTGATTACCGCGCGCGTGCGCCGCGTCGTGCGGACCTGACACAAAGGACAACCTCACCATGGCCCTCGCCGGCACGGTCGAACGCCTGTACAAAGTGACGGTCGATGGCACCGAGGCCGTGCGGCAGCTCGAGAAAATCGCCGGGTCCACGTCGGCCGTCGACTCCAAGCTCGACGCCTTCGCCTCGACCATCAAGCGAGCCGGCGCGGCGCTGGCCGGTGCCTTCGTGGTTGACCGCCTCGTGAGCGGATTTCGCCAAGTTGTCGACTCGATGGATGACATTGTGAAAGCTTCGCAGGAAATCGGCGTTGCCGCCGAACGCCTGCAAGCCTTGCGCTATGCGGCCGCGGCCTCCGGGGCCAACGCCGAAACGCTGGACAAGGGAATTCAGAAGCTCTCCCAGAGCCTGCAAGACATCGAGGCCGGCACGACCGATGCGGCCAAGGCCTTGAAGGCGATGGGCGTGACGAGCACCGACACGGCCGACCAGGCGCTGGCCAAGATTGCCGACGCCTTCGCGAAGCTGCCCGATGGGGCGCAGAAGACGGCGCTGGCGCTCGACATTTTCGGCAAGGCCGGAGCGAAGCTCATCCCCACGTTGAACAACGGCCGCGCGGGCTTGCGCGAACTCACCGACGAGGCCCGCGGGCTGGGGCTCATCATGTCGGATGAGGCACTCAAGGCGGCTGAGCATTTCAACGATCAACTCGACATGCTGGGCAACATCGCGAAAGCGAACGCCCAGACCTTCGTCTCGGGCCTGCTGCCGGCGCTGCAGTCGATCGCCGCGGCGCTGATCGACGCGGAAAAAGGCGGCGAGGGATTCTCGAGTTGGGGCGAGGCAGTCGGTGCGGTGCTGCTCAAGGTCTCCAAGGCTGCGACGCTCGTGATCGGAGGATTTCGCAAGGTGGCCGCGGCCATCGGCGTCGTCGTGGCCGACATCGCGTCGGGCTTCGCCGCGGGACCAGTGTTCGCCGAGCGGTGGAAGCAGGCCATGGACGAGGCCGATAACAAGACCGCCGAGACCTTGCTGAGCCTCGAAAAGAGATTCAAGGAATTTCAGGACAAGCAGAAGGCCTTTGTCGGTCCACCGGTGCCCGAAGGATTGGCGGCGGACGCTCTGCGCAAGAGGCTCGAGGCCGAAGCTGCGGCGACCAAGGCGGTCGCCGAGGCCGCGCGCGAGGCGAACGACGAGTGGGACGCGTTCATCGCCCAACAGGACAAAATCGAGCAGGTGGGCCGCGAGGTCACACTCTCTCTCGAGGACGAGAAGCAGGCCCAGGTCGGCCTGAATGCCGCGCGCGAGGCCGCACTGGCGACCGATACCGAGCTCGCCGCCGCGCAGCAGCGCCAGCGCGAAGCGGGCCGGCAGGCGACCGACATCCTCGACGCCCAAATCAAGGCCCAGGAGGACGCCCAGCTTGTGATGCAGGGCATGATCGCGCTGACGCAGACGGGCACCGAGGAGCAGAAGAAGCTTGCCGGCGCCTGGCTCGCGCATGAGCTCGCGATCAAGCACGCGGCGCCTGTCATGGACGAGTGGGCCGCTGCCCAGGAGGCGTTCCAGGGTGGTTGGGATCGCTTCGTGGACACGCTCTCGCAGGGCTCGGTCAGCGTGGCCGAGGCCTTCTCGGCGATGGTCAAATCCATCATTGCCGATTTGCTCAAAATCGCGGCGCAGAAGTTCATCATCGAAGCACTCTTCGGCAAGAGCAGCGGCGGGCAGGGCCTGGGCAGCGACAGCATCAGCGCGCTCGGCAATGTCTTCGCCGCCGGCCGGGTGACGGCCTTCGGACTCGGCACTGTGCTCACCTCGCCCGTGCGCCTGCCTATGGCGTTGATGGGCGAAGCAGGCCCCGAGGCCGTCATGCCCCTACGCCGCGGCGCCGATGGCCGGCTCGGTGTCGAGGCGGGCGGTCCGGCGGCCTCCGTGCTCAACGTCGCGATTCACAACCACACGGATGCGGCCATCAGCGCGCGCCGCAACGATCGCGGCGACCTCGAGGTGCTCGTCGAGGCGACGAAGAAATCGCTTGCCGCCGACGTGCGCCGCGGCGGGACAGACTTCTCGCGCGCAGCCGAATCCGCCTGGCGGCTTTCCCGCGGCGCGGCGGCGCAATTCTGAAAGAGGGCGATGTCATGCCTACTACCAGTACCACCGCCGAACTCGCCCGCGCGCGCGCGAGCGCACCGGCGGGCGTGGACATCTGGGAGACGCTCACGCTCGAACACTCGGCCTGGGCCGCGCCCTATTACCTCACCAGCGCGCCGCAGGCCTTTACCGCGACGCTGGAGTCGGGCCCCGTCGTGACCTTCCTGCCGTTCCCGTTCGCTCTCGTGCTGCCCACCGTGGACGGCGCCGGGCAGCAGGACCTGCAGGTCACCTTGACGAATGCCGACCACGCCATCGCCGACGCCGTGCAGGCCGCGCACGCCACGCCGACCGAGCGCATCACGGCCACGTATCGGGTCTTCCTGTCGACGCTCGGCTCGACGCAGACGCCGCAATCGGCGCCGCTGCGCCTGAGTTTCGACGCGATCCAGATCACCGAGGAGGCGGTCACCGGCATCGCGGGGCGTTCGGACACTCTAAATAGACGATTCCCAGGCATCCATTACGACATCGCGCACTTTCCCGGTTTAGATAGGTAGAGGGATCATGCTGTTGACATTCCATCGCTTGCGTGAACTTTTGAGTTATGACCCGCTATTGGGTCATTTCGCTTGGCGTGTGCGCCGCCATGGTAATGGTGGGCTGATCGAACCGGGTGATCGTGCGGGCTATGTCGGCGGGAGTGCTCAACGCCGGAGACGTTTCATCGGAATCGATGGCGTGATCTATCACGAACATCGGCTCGCATGGCTTTACATGACAGGCGCATGGCCTGAGCACGAGGTCGATCACATCGACCGAGACCCATGCAATACGCGATGGTCAAATCTCCGCGCAGCCACGCACAAGCAAAACGCGGAAAACAGCATTCAACCGCTCGGCGCTAGTCGGGTGCGTGGCGTGCGCTGGCAGCTCGGAGGCTGGAGCGCGCGCATCACGCACTATGGGCGCGAAATCCATCTTGGTAGATTCAATCGTCTCGACGACGCCGCAGAGTTTCGCGAGTTGGCGCGCGAGATGCTGTTCACACATCATCAGCCTGAAATTGAAGGGCTCGACCGATGAGGGCCACCATCATCAGCCTCGGCCTCGTCGACGAAGCACTCGAGGAGCTCATCGGGTTGCCCTTCGAACGCGGCGGGCGCGGCCCGGATGCCTACGATTGCTGGGGGCTCGTGCTCGCGCTGCGGCGCCGCCTGGGCCTGCGCGAGCCGCCGGACATTGCCACCGGTACGCTCACGCGCGAACAGGCGCACGCCCTGTTTGCCCTGCAAAGCTTGCCGCTCGGCTGGCGGCGCGTGCCACTGTCGCCTGGCGGCATCGTGTTCGCGCAGTGCGCCGCGCATGCGGGCGTGTACGTGGCCGGGCGCATCGTGCATGCACAAACTACGGCCGGCGTCGTCGCCTGGACGCTCGGGCGATGGATGACCGCTTTCGGTGTGCCCGAATGCTGGGAGGCCAGCTAGATGGCCGAGGTCGTCGTCCTGCGCAACCCCCTTGACACGAGCCGGCGCCGCCGCTGCCGCCTGGCCGATGGTGTCATGTTGCTTGACTGGGTCGAACGCGAGGAGCCGGCCGGCGGGCACCTGATGCGCGCGGTCTATGTCAATGGCCACGTCTGCACGGACGTGACCTACCGCACGCAGCCCGGCGACGAGGTGCTCGTCGCGTTCGCGCCGGGCGAAATTGTGGGCATGGCGGTGGTGCAGGCGCTGGTCGCCTTCGTGATCGGCTTCTTCGTCAACGCGCTGTTCGGCCCGAAGCAGCCGACCGCGGCCGACACGCCCCAGGCCTCTCAGGTCTACGGTATCGCGCCTCCGCGCAACGCGGTGCGCCTCGGCCAGCCCATCCCGGCCATCTATGGCTCGGTCATTTGCCTGCCCGATTTCGCTGCGCAGCCCTACACGTTCTTTTTCGGCAATGAACAGTACCTGCACGCCATCCTCTGCGTGGGCCTGGGCGAATTCGACGTGACCGAGATGCTTTTCGGACAGACTTCGGCCGGGCCAGCCGCAACGCCGACCATTCCCGCAAGCGTCGTGCAGTGGACGGTGTTTCTACCCGCGACGCACGGCTCGACGTTCGGCGTGATCGAAGGCAATCGCGGCGTGCGGGAAAACGTCGTGAGCTCGTCCGCCGTGGGCAATCAGGAACTCGTCGCGCTGAATGCCGGCGGTGCGCTCGTGCCCTCGACGTGGTATTGGGCGTTCGGCAGTACGTTCGGCTCCGAGTATCCGCTCGGTGTTCATCTGTATAACTACGGGTCGCCGGCCGCCAAGCTCAGCGCGCTGCCGCAAAATCCCGCGCTCGGCGTCACGGCGCTGGCAACGGTGGCCATCATCTATCAACCCAGCGGTCTACCCAATCGATATACCTGCGGTACGTATACGGCTACCGCCTACGTACCCTCGCAGAAGACCGGCTACTACGACTTGGTCCCGCCACCGGGCTACAGCCAATCGGGACAGGTGAAATGGATCGGACCCTTCGCGACGTGCAAGCCCGGACAGCGTGGCAGCCTCATCGAGCTCGACTTCGTGTTTCCGAACGGACTGTATGTCGGGGACTCGTCGGGCAACCTGCAAAACTGCACTGTGCAAATCACCACCGAGGCGCAAGCCATCGACGATAAAGGCGTCGATATTCCAGGCGCGCCGCTGACGTTCGTCGACACCTTCGTCGCGAAGGACAACACGCCGCAGCGCCAGACCGTCAAGCACGACGTCCCATCCGGCCGCTACCGCGTGCGCGCCCAGCGCACGAGTAATTCCGATCTCAAGGCTACGACCGCCGACCATGTCATTTGGGCCGGCTTGAAGTTCCAGCTCGACCCGCCACCCGCGGGCACGCGGGTCTACGGGGACGTCACCCTCATCGCGGTCGTGCTCAAGGCCACGAACGGCATTGCGAGCGACGCTGCGTCGAGCATGCGCTTTCGCGTCACGCGACGCCTGCGACCGCTGGCCGATGCGTCGGCCGCTACCGCACCCACGGTCAATCCGGCCGATGCGTTCGCCGATATCCTCTGCGCTCCCTACGGCGGCGCGCGCCCGAGTACAGCCGACAAGATCGGCGACGAGCTCGACATCCCCGAACTGACCATGAGCCGCAATGCCTGGGCGGCGCACGACGGCTTCAATGCGGTATTCGATCAGCCCTCGACAGTGTGGGAGGCGCTCGGTCTGTCGGTGCAGACGGTGCATGCCGCACCCCTGCCAGTAGGCTCGCGCATGTCGCTCATTCACGACCAGGTACAACCCGTGCGGGCGCAGCTGTTCACGGATGCCAACATCGTCGCCGGCTCACTCAAGGTGAACCAGACCTTCGACCGCGTGGGCACGCCCGAGGGCGTGCGTGTGAACTGGCGCGACCCGACCACGTTCGGAGTTGTCGCGCTCCTGGTGCCACCCGATGCCCCCGACTTTTCGACGATCGACCTGTTCGGCTGCACGTCGGGCACCGTGGCGCAGGAGCACGCCAACCTCGCGGCGGCCAAGCGTCAGAAGCAGCGCGCCTCCATCGAGTTCGAGTGCGAGCTCGAAGGGCTCAACGTCTTGCCCGGCGACCGTATCGGCGTCGCAGCTGGGATGGTGAAGTGGGCCCAAGGCGCGCGCGTGGAGTCCGTCGATGGGCTGGTGCTGACGCTGTCGACGCCGCTCATATGGACGTCCGGCGCGGTGCACGCGGTGCAATTGCGCGACCCGGCCGGCGCGCCGGTGCGAATGGTGGGCGTCACGCGGGGCGATGCTGACAACGTCGTCGTGTTGCCCTCGGTGCCGTCCTTCACCGTCACGGGCGCGAATGCCAATCAGGAGGCGACCTCGCTGTCCTTTGGAGTGCAGGACCAGGAGATTACCGATTGGACGGTCACGAAGGTCACGCCCTCGGGTTCGACGGTGACGCTGGAGTGCCTGACTTACGATCCCTCGATCTATGCCGGCGCCGCAGCCTTCACGCGCGGCGCGATCACCCTGGACGAGGAGGCTTGAGAACCCATGCTCATTTACCCGACCCTCTTGCCCTGTGCATCTCGCATCGAAGGTCATTCGGCGAGCGCGTTCGCGGGCCTCGTGCGTACGCCCATGGAGTCGGGCAACATGCGCCAGCGGCGCGCGCAGCGGGTGCTGCCGCAGCAGGTCTCGCTGACCTTCGTCATCGACCAGAGCGCCTACAGTGACTGGCTTGCATGGGTCAACGAATATGCCTGGGACGAATGGATCCTGATGAACTTGCCCGGGCTGCGCGCGAGCACCAGCGGCACCGATACGGCGCCGACCGCCGTGCGGTTCATCTCCGAGCTGCAAAGCGAGCTCATCCCCATCGACCGCCGGTGGCTGTGGCGTGCCCGTGTCACGGCCGAATACGTGCCGGCCGCGGCCGATTTCCTCGCGACCCATGGCGTGTGGATTGTCCCGGGGCAGCCGGCCGTGCCCGAACCGGCCTGGGTCTTCGCGGGGTCGCCCGAGTCGCCTTCGCCGGTTTTCACCGACCCGGGCACGCCACAGCTGCCCACCGTTGGCGTTTGAGGAGTTCACCTCGTGGCTGATATTCCTGCGCGCACCCGGCTCCTCATCGGCTCGACGTCGGAATGGGCGGCCAGTGACTTGGTGCTGGGTTTGGGCGAGCTCGTCGTCGAGCGTGCGGATGCGGTGGTCAAGCTCAAGGCGGGCGACGGCGTGACGCGGTACTCGGGGTTGCCCTTCGTGACGGCTGTTCCCGACGTGCCGCTCGAGTACCTGACCCAGACCGAAGGCGACGCGCGCTATCTGCAGCTCGCAGGCATTTCGGTGGCACCGGCCGCGAACGCCGTGCCGCGCCTGGATGCGATGGGACTGCTGGCTAGCGGGATGATCCCTCCGCTGGCATACCTCACCCAGACCGGGGCGGATGCGCGTTACCTGCAACTCAGTGGGATTGCGACTACGCCGACCGCGAACGCCGTGCCGCGCCTGGGCGCCGGCGGCATGCTCGCCGCGGGCATGATCCCGGCGCCTGCGGCGATCGATGTCTCCACGGGTGTGGCCGATGCGGGCAAGCTGGTCAAGACGGCATCGACCGGCAAGCTGGACCAATCGCTGATCGCCTTCGCCCAAGATGTGGCGCTGCCTGACGGCAAGCGGCTCGCATGGGGCGACGGCTCGGCCTACATCCAAGGCAGCGGCGCGACCGATGCGCTCACTGTGGGCGGCGCGACCTTGCGGCTATTTGGGGCTGCCTCTGGCGTGCTGGGCGTGCGCGAGGGAGGTGCCTACGGAGGTGCCGCGGCGAATGCGGCCTACGACACGCTCGTACTCGAGTCCAACGGGCAATCGGGCATTTCGATCCTGAGTCCGAACAACGTGTCTACGGGCATCGCCTTCGGGGATCCCGAGAGCGCGACGCAAGGCTGGTTGCAGTACGACCACGCCACCGATACGACTTATATCGGTGCGGCCGGGGCGTCGAGGCTTGCGGTCTACGCGGGCTCGGTTCGGCCGCTGGCCCAGGTGCAGACGCCGGACGGCACGGCAGCAGCACCGGCTTACGCGTGGCTGGGATCGAATGGGCTTGGGCTGTATCGGCCCGCGGCTGATACGTTGGGTTTCGCCACGGCAAGCGTGGAAAAAATGCGCCTCATGCCATCGACGGATGCGCAATTGCTGGTTGGGTTGACTGTCCCCCTCGCTTCTGTCGCAGGACGTGGTGACATCGAAATTAACGGCGCCACCGAATCGACTATGACATTTGGCGTCGGCGGAATGACGGCGGGTATTTTGTATGCCAATGCAACGGAATTTAGAATTGGCGCGTCGACCGGTGGCGCAGTGCGCTTCATGACATTTCGTACTGGCGGCGCTGAAAAAGTACACATTACGGAATCCGCTGATGCGCAATTGCTTGTCGGCATGACGGCGCCCATTAATTTTGCAACCGGACGCGGATACATCGGTGTGAATGGTGGCTCAAGTTCGATCATTGATTTTTGTGTCGGTGGAGCATTAAGGGCCTATTTATTCGAAGACACCACAAATTTTTCGATGATGCACAATGGAGCAGGCAGCATCTATCTGGGTATCGGTGGCGCACAAAAATTACAAGTCTCCAGTACGCAGCTTCTCGACCAAATCAACGGCGGGGTGGAGCTCGGTTGGCGCGATATGCCTGTGTCCAGCGTGGGCGGTAGCATCACGGTCGATCGTGGGCACCGCGGGCGGTTGTTGATCGTGACCGGCGCCGCGGCGGCGATCACGCTTCCCGGTGATAGCGTCTTCAACGCCGGCGAAGGGTTTACGATTTTCAACCTGTCAGGCGGCAGCATCACGGTCGTCGAGCGCGTCACCGGCAGCCGCGCCTATCTGCGGTGGAACGGCATCACCGCCGGAACGCGCACACTGGCCGCGAACGGGACAGGTCGAATCTTCAGCATCGGCGGCAACACGTTCGTGATGACAGGCGAGCTGATCTCGTGACCGCATCACAGTTTCAATCGCAAAGGAGTAAACGCCATGGATCGCTATTCGTTCATCTTCACTGGCGCAGGCTACGCCTACACACGCCAGGTGCTCGGTCAACGCCCACACGACGAGGTGCGCCCGCTGATTGACAGCCTGGAGATGCAGAAGGCCGGGCAAGAGCAGCCGGCCAAGGCGTCGCCTGCACGAGTGTCGGCATCCTCGATGCCGCCGCGTCCGCGTCGCGGCCGGCCGCCCTCCGTCAAGCCAGCAGTCAGCAACGGCAACGGCGCGCCGCACGACGCCGGCGGTACTGTGTAGCCTTCCGCCCGGCGTTTCGCGATGCTGGCCTACCCGTCCACCCTGCCGTGCGTGTCTCGCATCGAGGGCCATTCGGCGACCGCTTTCGCTGGGCTGGTGCGTACGCCGATGGAAGCCGGCAGCGCGCGCCAGCGTCGCACGCACCGCGTGCTGCCGCACCAGATGACGCTCGTCTTTGTCATGGCCCAGGAGGTCTATGGAGACTGGCTGGCCTGGGTGAACGACAACGCGTTTGACCAATGGATCGCGCTGAAGCTGCCGGGCTTTCTCGCCTCGCGGGCAGGCACCGATACCGCAGCCGTTCCGGTGCGATTTGTCTCCGATCTCACGATGGAGCTGATCCCCGCGCACCGCCTCTGGTACTGGCGCGCCCGCGTCAATGCCGAATGGCTGCCCTCAAGCGACGACCTGGCGTCGCGACCGTTCGGCCCGTGGGTTGTGTCGGGCGGCTCACATACCGACTGGGTCATCGCCGGCACGCCGGCGCAGCCTTCGCCCGACACGGTGACCAGCGGCACGCCTATCACGCCGAGCGCGGCCTATTGAATTTGACTTGGGAGTTTTCCATCATGACTGACCAGCTCGCGCGTCAGCGGCAATTGATCGGCACGGCGGCCGACTGGAGCCTGAACGATTTGAAGCTCGCCGACGGTGAAGTCGCCATCGAGCGGCCCACGACGGCCGGGCTCGTGCCGCGGTTCAAATTCGGCTTCGGTGGCAAGCGGTACAGCGAGCTCCCCTACGTGGGCGAGACCGTCGTCAGTGCCTCCAGCTACGGGCTGGACCCCACGGGCGGCGCGAGCAACGACCTGGCCTTTTCCAAGCTCGTGGCCGACGTGAACGCCGTCCCGCTATCGGCCCGCCCTGTGGCGGTTCGCTTCGAGAAGGGCGTCTACAAATACGGGATTACGCTCGATTTCAGGCGACCGGTCTGCCTCTATGCGGCAGGCGACGCGACGCTGAACTACACGGGCAACACCATCGCGCTTAAGCTCGGGCCCGATGACATCGCGAATTTCGACGTCTACCTGCAAGGCGAATACACCGTGGACGGCCTGCGCTTTACCGGCGGCGCGCTCGCGACGCATGCGATCTACATTAACGAGAAAGTCATCGAGCCGCGCATTCGCAATTGCACTTTCGAAGACTTCGGCACGCCCACCAGTTACGACGTTTTCGGGCAGTACGAAAACTGGGATGTCCTTGTCGAAAACTGCCGCAAGCTGACCTATTCAAGTCCGACCGCGGTCGGCCACTTCATCGCGTTCCCGGGCCGCAAACGCGATAACTCGGCCTACGATGGCGGCAATTCGCGGGTGACGATCCGCGATTGCTTCATGACGAGCTACTCGGGGCAGCACATGGGAATTTTTGCCTATGTGAATGCGGTCAAGTCGCGCATCATGGGCGGCGGCTTCCAGCACAGCTCGGGCGGCATCCAGCTGGGGGGGCTGGCAAGTGGCACGATCATTGACGGCGTCTATACCGAGCTCTCGACGCCGACCTCGCCCTATTACATCCAGGCCTTCAGTATCGACGCGGGCGGCGGGCAGTTCCATCACCCGCAAAACGTCATCGTTCGGGGCGGCTACATCAACGCGCACCAGGAAGTCATCGGCGGCGCGGGACGGCTGCTGAAAGCGGGCGACGCGAACGTCAAGATCACCGGCTGGTCGATCGAGGATTTGTCGGTCGCAAGCTTTCAGAATGGACAGATCCTCATCGAGCAGAACGATATCGCCGGGCAGGGTCGAAACGTGTACAAGAATTTGCGTTCCTACTGGACGCCGCTCGAAACCGACCCGGGCGACCGCTTCGCCTTGCGCGGCACCTATGCAAACGCGGAAGCCTGGGGATCATTCGACGCATCGGACATTGCCTGGACACCATCGCTCGGCGGCTCGGCCACCTACACGGCCCGCTCAGGCCGCGAGGTGCTACAGGGCAAGACCGTCACGGCCACCTTCGACATGACCGTGAACGTACTCGGAACTGGCAGCACGTCCGTCATCAGCGGCCTACATTTCCCGTGCGGGCCGAACTCCGGGGCCGGGTCGGTGGGCTTTTACGTCGGCCTCGCGGTCGCGCCGGTCTCGCTCGCGCTGCGCGTCGATGCGGGGACGTCGGCCATCACGGTGACCGGGCTCACGGCGGCGGCAGCGACGATGCCCGGCACGCTGGGTGTGTTCGCCAGCGGGGCGCGACTACAGGGCTCGGTGACGTATCAGACTGCCTGAAAGGGCGAGGCCATGCTTCGGTCTGTTGCGCCCTGGGCTGCTGTGCTTGCCCTGTCGCTGCCCGGCTGCATGACGATGGACGGCCCCTGCCAACTCGAGCGCGATGCCGGCGCCGAGCGCGCGCGACTGACGGTGCAGTGCGAGGCGGGCGGCGTCGTCACCATCATGGCGCCGGGCCGCCTGCTCGAGGCCGCGGGCCGCGCGGCGAGCGCCGCGCAGTAGGGGGTGCTTTCTACTTCGGCGCGGGCGTGTCCGTCAGCTTGCGCAGGTAGACCTCGTGTGGGTGGCCGAAGGACATCGTCATCCCCCAGGGTTCGTCCATCTCTCGTTCGAGCCACGGACACGCGGTCTCACAGCACACGACGAGGCCTCCGACGGTCTCATCGAGGATGACGCCGCCTGCCGACACCTTGCCGCAGTCGCCGAAACAGTGCTTCTCGATGAGCGATCGCTGCTGTGGGACGTCGATCAACAGGCCGAAGATTTTGGTCGGTGTCATGCGCTCCACGCCTCCTCGAGCACGGCCATCTCGTCCGTCTTCTGCACCCAGCCCGTGCCGGTCTGGTTCTTGTAGTTGAGGCCGTAGTCGTCCTCGTTGTCGGTGTTTTGCTTCCACTGCCACCAGCAGTAGCCCGTGCCCGTATCCTCCATGGCCTGCAGCGCGCGACGCATGAGATGGCGATCGGGGTCGTAGTTCGTCTTGCGCCCGAGCTGCTGCACGAACACGGGCACCCCGCGCGTGTCGCGCAAGTGCAGGAGCGCCGCGAGACCGTCATCGAATCTCGATGGGTTCGAGACGTACGGATTCAACAGGTTGCCGGTATAGACGACGTCCGAGCGTTCCTCGAGGAACGCTTCCTCGCACAGCTCGATGGCGTAGCCGTCGCGCGCCCCGATGAGAAACGGCGTGTCCATGTCGATGTGCGGCTGCCGGATGGCCGCGATGCACTCGCGATAGAACTCGCGCACGGGCGCGGCATACTCGGGCCCGCGCTTGCCCGCGGGCTCGGGCAGGAGCTCGAGGAAGGCGATCTTCGCCACCGTGCGCAGGCGCGCGGAGGCCGCCGGCCAGACGACCTGTGAGAAAACGCGCCGCATGGCTGGGTCGGTGAAGAAATTCCGCCCGCGCGCGCCCCATGATTGATAGGGGTCGCAATACGCCATCGTGCCGGCGTCCTGCGTGCCGCTCTGGCCGCAGTTGCTATCGATGAAGGGCACCACCCACATGCCCTCGGCAGCGACGGCGGCGATGAGGGCGAGCCATCGCTCGAAATGCGTGCGACGCAAGAACGCAAACGCGTCGTTGTCGCGCGAGTCGACCGTTGGGTCGCCGTGCTTGCCCCACCAGCGCAGGCACACGCGCACGATGTTCGCACCCATGGCGGCGACCGGCGTCGCATCCACGGGATCGTCCTCGCCCCACGAGCCGAAGTTCAGGCCGCGCGGGACGAACTCCTGGCCGTTGGGCTTGAGCAGACGCGCACCGTCCACGCGCAGGCGGGGCGGCAGGTCGGTATCGGTCTCGGTGGTCATGGTCGCCTCGGCGCCTGGTGCGGCGGGATTTGCTCGACCGTCTGCTGCGCCGCGGGCAGCGCCGGCGGATCCAGGCACCAGCCGAGCGCGGTCGTCCGCACGAGCCGCACCGCATGCAACCACTGCTGCTGCAGGTACGGGTCGTCCGGGTACAGGATGCGCGCCTGCCGGTCGAGCTCGTTGTCGTCGCGGGTCATTGTGGGGGCCCATCGTCTGGCGCCATCGTCGCACAGAACGCGCGCTCGAGCGAGTTCAGCGCATTTTTCATGTCGACGAATGCGGCACGCTGGCGCTCGCATGCATCGCGCGTAGGCCCCGGTTCCAGGCGGGCGATGAACGCCTGCCATCGTGCATCGACCTCTGCGAAGCACTTGCTGAAGGATTCCTTCTGCGACACCTGCGGCACTTGAGACGGTGGCCTGTAGAGCGGCGTGGCCGCCAGAGCTTCGGCCGCGGCATCGAGCAGCGTCCCGTCTACTTGTGGTCCGAGTTCCTCGGCCGCGTCGGCCACGTAGCAGGCCTCGAGCAGGTTGTGCAGCGCCCACCAGAGCGACCTATTGGCATTGATGACGCGCTCGCGATCATCCAGGGACTCTGGTGTGCGGGCGGCGCTCATGCTGCGCTCCCCTGTGGCCTTGGTAATGGCGGCGCAGGCGCGGCTGATGTGATGCTCGCACAAGGCCAACCCTTCGGCATCCCACTGCACGATCAGTTGCAACGCCTCGAGCAGCTCCGGCGCGGCGGTAATCAGGCGGGCGTTGGCGGCGCCCTCCTCGGCAAAATCTTCAGACCAGTCGAGATAGACGATGCCGAGCGCGACGCGCTCGCGGACGTCACCGGCCTGGATGGTCCCGGCGTTGACCTGCCACGGCCCCGGCGTGTGCTTCGCGGCGCTCATGCTGCAGCGCCCTCGGCTGGGTTCTCGTGGCCGGTCCGCGCCTGGCCGATGATCTCGTCGCGGCGCTCGGTCATCGCGGCGAACAAGGCCGGCCCGAACTTGCCCGCATGCGCGAGCCAACGCCGGTTCGGCAGCTTGATCGCCGCGCCCGCGGCCACCAAGGCGGCGCCATAGTGCTGGCGTAGCCGGGTCGCGGCGAAGACGCTGCTGCCCAGTCCGAGCATCGGATTCGCATCGACGAATTCCGCGTACACCTCGTCGAAGGCGCGCCAATCGTTGCCGGCGTCGGCGAGTTTCATGGTCGTCGTCATGGTCTAGGGCCTTTCCTGGTCTCCTCAAGGATCCGCTGTCGCAAGATGCGACGGCAAAAAGCGGGGGAGCCGGGTCAAGGCAGCGACGCGGATGCTTGGGCGTAGGCATCGACTTCAGGTTCGGTGCCAACGCCCCCTCAAGAGTTCCGCGCATGTCGCGCCGGAGCCTTCGGCGGCTCCCCCTCCAACGGTTGCAGCACACAACCTGCCGGCAATGGTGCACCGATGTCTCCGGATGGTGCACGTCCGCCGCGCGGGGTCGTTAGTTCTTCGTCGGTGGTGTACACCCGAACCGAAGTTCGTTGCTACTTCCACGCCTTGCCGGCGCGACCGATAGGGGTTTGAAAGTGACTACTTGCCGTCGACGCGCATGGCGTCACGATGGCGTTGCGCCTCGGCGATGGCATCGCGTGCGGTCGCTGCGGGCATGATGCGCCGCGGCGGTGCACCGGCGGCCTCGAGCTCGCGCGCGAGCGCGGTGGCCGCGAGTCGGCATCGCTGAAGATGCGGCAGGCGCTCGGGTGTCGCTTCGTAAAGTTCGAGCAGCCGGTCGTTGCGGGCACGGTGCCCGGGGTGGCCGCCCTTGCGCTTCGGAGCCACGGGTGGCGCGGCGGCGGCGAGCGCGGCCTGCAGGCGCGCCAGGCGATGCTCACGCAGGGCCAGGCGCGTCTCGCGCGTGTGCAGGTCCGCGAGCGCGCGCGCGAGCGCGCGGGCGGGCGATGGTGCGCCGGGCGTGCCCGGGGCGAGCGCGAGGTCGTCGATGGGAACGTCGTCGCCGGCATCGTCCGGCGGCACGGCATGGGCGGCCGCGTCGTCGTCGGGTGCCGGCGTGCGACTCATGTTGCCCGGGGCGTGGCCGGCGTGCTCTGCATGGCCACGCGCATCGCGGCCTGCGCGGCGGCGAGCGCCGTGGCCGCGGCTTCGGCGGCCGCGGCGGCGTCCTGCGCGAGGAGGGCCATGCGATGCGCTTCGGCCATGGGCGCTGTAGCCGCGGCGGCTTGGGCAGCCGCATGGCGTTCGCGCGCCTCGCGAACAGGTTCGAACTCGAACTCGGGCGCCGGCGGCGTGTCAAGCCCCAGCCGTTCGGATTGGATGTCGCGAATCGCCTTGTCGTCCAGGTGCCCATAGCGGCGGTGCAGGATGAGGCTGGAATGCCCGAGCAGACTGGCCACGGGGCTCAACCCCTTGCCCGCCTTCAGCAGGTCAGCGGCCAGCAAGTGGCGCACGTCATGCAGGTGCAGCCCTTCCCGGCCGACCAGCTTGATAAGACGCGCCCAGGACTTGCGATACAGGTTCGGCGCCACGCCGCGCGGGCTTTTGAAAATGAGCTGGTCGCGCTGCGTCTCGGCGCGTGGCCGAAGCCGCTTCAGCAGGGCCGCCGTCTCGCGGCTGAAGTACAGCCGGCGCGGGTTCTCGGTCTTGGTCTGGTCGTGCCAAAGCACGATGTTCGGCCCTTCGGCGTCGTCCAGATGCAGGTGCGTCCAATGCCGGTTGGAGATTTCCCCGCGCCGGGCTCCAGTGTCCATGACGAGCCAGACGAAGGCAGTGAACAATGGATCCTTGAAGCCGCGCGCGAGGAGGCGGATGCGCTCCCATTCGCCGGGCTTCGGGGGCTCCACCTTGCGCAGCTTCTCCTTCACACGTCCCGAGGCGCCGAGCGTGGGCGAGACGAACCCCTCGGGCGAGCCCTTTACCTCCTCGATCATCCATTTGTAGACGCTGCCCAACTGGCTCAACTCGCGGTTGACGGTGGACGGCGCGAACTTCTTTACCTCGCGCAGGTACTTGGCGCCGGCCGCCAGCCGTTCGGGCGTGACCTCCCAGGCGCTCAACGTGTCGAGCTGGAACCATTGGCGCCACTTCTTGAACGAGCCCGACGAGCGCGCAGTCGGGTGCGCGGCGTAGTAGGTGTCGAGGAGCTCGCCGAAGGACAGCGGCAGCACGACACGCGCAGGTGCCGTGCGCAAGTCAGGCGGAGGCGCGTCAATGGCAAGCGAGGCGCGATGCGGCGCGCGCAGTGGCGCCGAGCGGGCGGCGCGCGGAGTGGGCACAGGGGACATGGAAACATTTCTCCGTACAAGGCAGTGTTCCGTTTTGGGGGATACCCTAGGAACACTGCCGTGAATCGCTCCCAACCGGGGAGCCTCGGAGTGCTGCAAGCCGCATGAAACCTAGCTTTTCTCGCTTTTTGGTGGGTGGTACAGGGATTGAACCTGTGACCCCTGCCGTGTGAAGGCAAACAAAATCGCATGGGTTTGCGAGCACTATCAGCAATTCTAGCAATAGAATGCGTCAGACTTGCAGGTGATTGTGGAGAGGTTGCGGCAGGGCGGCGGGCGGGGGGCTCGTGCGACCCTTGCCCATTGACACTCCCGTCGCTCTGTGGGGGCGCCGGCCCCCCCTTTGTTTGGAGTCGCCTGGAATGAACATCACGCTCGACTATCGCAACCCAACCCCGGCGCACTGTGACGTCGCGGTATTCCTCGACCATGCGCTCGTGGGCGTGCTCACGCTGCGGCAGGAAGACCTCGTCACGTTTCAGCACATCATCCTGCATGGCGTGCAGGAGAATCGTGATACGTTCCTCGGCACTGGCGACCCGAACCCCAAGGGAGCGCAGTGGAAATTTGGCAGTGCTGCGCTTCATGGCCGATCAGATCGATCGTGACCTCGCACAAGGGAGCGCCGGAGGCGATTCGTGAACCTCGACTCGGCTAGCGACGGCTGGACGCGCGAGATACTTGAGACATCCATCGTGACTCAGGAGCAGTTGATCGCAGAGGACCGGGCGCTCGTACGCCGGCAACGATGCTTCATCCTCCTTGCCGTGTTCCTCACGCCCGCGAATGCCCTCCTCGGCTGGCATGGGCTCGGAAATTGGTGGGTCTCGCGCAATGCCTGGGAGGGCACGTGGGCCACACTCGATTTGCTTTCGGGGGCTTGGCTGGCCTATATCGCGCTGATAAAAGGAGTGCCCCTGTACCTGAAAACGCTCTCGCATATGCGCCGTAGCCAGGCATACATGCAATGGCTACGCGCACTCCTTGCCAGAGACGACTCGTGAAACCCGTCGACGAGCTGGACGCCCTCAGTGCCGAGATGACCGCGCTGCTCGCGGAACCTGAGGTGTCACCGAGCAAGCGTGCTGACCTGATAGCGCGCCTTCTCGCCCTGCAGATGCGTCATCGTCGCCGCTGGGTCGTTGAGTACGCTGTTTGGCTTGGCGTGGACATAGTGATCGGTGTCACGTACGCCTGGCTTGCCGCAAAGTCCTCGGGTGGATTCCGCCTCTTCTATCTCGTGTTCATATTGATGGAAGCCGCGATTCTGACGCGCTCGATCTTTAACGCGCTGCAGGTCTGGCAGTCCATGAAGATCTGCATTATCAACAGCCGACTCCTCCTCGCGACGCTGCTATCCGCCGTACCCGACGAAGTCAAGCCACCGAATTAGGGTAATTCCCCAAATTGGCAGACTTCGAAAAGCGAGTTATCCACAGGTGTAGACAACCTGTTAACAAGTCGAAATTCACCTATGGCGCGAGCTGGGGATAGATTGTGAATAGCCGCAGGTTCGCGGGATAACTTTTTTAGATACCGGCATCGCATCGGCCTGCCTAAATCGCACACGCGCCGTTCTGGCGCGAATGCGGGGCAGTGGAATTAATTCACGGTCGGCGTGCGCGTTTTCTGATTTTGGGGAAAACTGTGGTAGGCAAGCAGGCCGACAACCGGAGGAACGCATCATGACCGAGACCCCGCTGAGCTGGCGCGCGCTTGAGACAGTGCATGACCAATTTTTTGAGATGGCCGCGCAAATTTGTAAGCGGGAGCCGCACCGGCCGATGTTGTTAGCAGTGATCGCTGACGAGTCCGGTATTCAACGCTCCGAGATATTCCCTCCAGATATCATCGGAAAGTTTTTCAAAGACGAATCCGGCAAGCAGGCTTTCTCCCGGCTGCTGCTCGCACTCTTCACCGATACGTCGATCCGCTGGGCGACGGCAGCCAGGATGGGCGCGGAACCGACGCTGTACGTGCAGATTACCGAGGCATGGTTCGTCCGGCGCACGAAAGAAGAAATGGAACACTATCGCGGCGGTGCATCAGATCAGCCCGACCGCCGCGAATCGCTGTGCATCGTGCTGCACACGGCGGCCGGCAGCATCATGTGCAATCACGAAATCGTCAACGAGCCGACTCGTCACGTCGAGCGTGCGCCGTTTCCATCGCCTGACTGCCTCGACGATGGCACGTATGGCAGATTCACGGTGCAGAGCGTCATGACGTCACCGCCCGAGCGGTAGCCAGGGAGTCAATCGGACTTGACGGTGTCACCTTTCTTGCCGTACATTAATTGCGTGGACGACATCGGTTGTCGTCCTGCAAATTGGGAACGCAACTACGATGACAACGACCACTATCGAGAACGCCTGCACGATGCTCGACGCCGAACTGCGTCGCATCCTCGGCGAAGGAATCGACGACGAGCAGCGCGCTTGCCTCCTTGATCCGAACCGCCACGAAGAGGCTGTCGACATGATCGACGACATGGAATGCCGTCTCGGCATATCCGCAGACGTGTGCGGCATGGTCGCCGACGCCTTGACGCAGCGCGTCCAGCGTCTGGAGTTCAATCGATGACCAGCGAACCGAAGCGTCGGGGGCGCCCGCCCGCTGCTCCGGGCGACGCGAAGGACGAGCGCATCGAATTGCGCCTGACGCGCGCACAGCGCGAGAAATTCGACCGGCTCGGCGGCGCGCAGTGGGTGCGCGATCGCATCGACGCGGCGCGCCTAGTCAGATAGTGGTTGAATCGGTGGCAGGACTTCGGCCATTCGATACGCACCGGCGAAGTGCACACGATAGAGCAGACGGCACCCGCGCGCGTGTACCCAGACCCAGCAGCCGACGGGATGCCGCTGCGAGAACCACGGAAACCACGCGAAAGTCGGGCACGTCATGGGGAGTCGCTTCAGGTTTCGTCAGGTAGTGGCGCGGATGAAGACCGCGGCGAGCGGCGGGACGATCGCATTGCCGTAGGCGCGCACGCTTCCGATTCGGCATCCCTTGGCGCGTCTAAGGCTTGCAGCATCAAGTCCTGCCACGCCTGCCACGCCTGCCAATCGGCGTTGGATGGCGCGCAGTCGTCCCATTCCGGCGGGAAGCCCTGCAGCCAACGGGAATGTGCCTGATTCAATTGGCCGGCGCTTGCCGTCTTGGCAGTCGATCCAGTCGCATGGCGTCCAGAAATCAACGTGAACACCTGTTCCGACAGCGGTTTGCCCCGCGTCATTTCCGCCCGCGCCGCCAGGAATTCCAGGAAACCCGAGGCACTGTGCCAATCCCTCGTCGCCGGCGTCGCCCAGGAGGCCAGCCGTGTCGCATCCGTCAGGGTCGTGCCGCTGTGCCGTCCGCTCGCCGTCGAATAGTCGCGCGCGCCCGAGCTCTTCGCATCCGTCGTCGTCGTCGTCGGCCAGCCAGCAAGCTGGGCCACGTTGGGCAACTCTGCCTTGCCCATCCCAGCCGACCCTCGTGCGTCCGCTGCCATAGTCGTCGGCCAGCCAGTACAGCCGCTGCCGGATGTGCGGCGCGCCGACGCCCGCAGCGCACAAATCGGCCGCCGCGCAGGCGTATCGCGCGTGCTCCAGGTCAGCGCGAACAGCGTCCCACCACCGCAGGGCAGTAGCGTCTGCAACCTGCTCGCCATAGAGACGGCCAGGGCGACACTCGCCGATGAGACGGAACCACGCGGGCCACAGGTGCCGCTCGTCGGCAAAACCTCGGCGCTGGCCGGCGGCGCTGAAGGGCTGGCAGGGGCAGCTTCCGGTCCAAACAGGTCGAGCGTCGGGCCAGCCTGCCAGTCGCAGCGCGAGGCTCCATCCCCCGATCCCGGCGAAGAAATGGCACTGCACGAAGCCGGCGAGTTCGTCGGCTCGCACATCGATGATGCTTCGCTCGTCGACGACGCCCGGGGCAATGTGTCCGGCGTCGATGAGGTTGCGCAGCCACTGGGCGGCATAAGGGTCGATCTCGTTGTACCAAGCACCGCCGGTCACGGTTGCCCGTCCTCCTTCGGCTGTTCGCCGATGCCGCGATCGAAATAGCGCAGCAATTCGCGGATGCGGCTGACGTTCAGGCGTCCATCGCTGGTCTTGACGGCATCATCACATTCGGAGAGCAGTGACGCGACCACTTCACAGGAAACGTCGAGCTGGTCCTTACGGCCCTCCGCATATGCCTCCGTGAGCATGCGTTCACAGTCTTCCTGCGAGATTTTTCCGATGTAGCCGCGCTCCTTCGGCTCGGCCGGCTGCGCTGCTAGTGGCGCTGCGGAGGGAGCGGCGAGGGAAACACCCGTGGCGAGATACTTGAGCGCGTCCAACGCTTCCAATTCAGCTAGCGTGTCAGGAATCTTGTTCACGCGAATCCAGCGGATGACGCCTGCGACGGGCCTATCAACGCTCCAGCGTTCGAGCATGTAGCCGTCAGAAATCTTGAAACCCTGCTTGGTGAGCGCGTCTTCCTCGAATTCGCATAGCACCAGTTCTCCGTCTTCGGGCAAGCCATCTTCGACGCACTTCCATGCCACCGGCTCGGCCGGCTGCGCCGAGGGATGCGGGGCGGCCGCGAGCATCAGCCCCCAAGCATGCTCGGCCCATCCGCTCTTCCATCGGAAGTCGTGCTGCGCAGCATCGACCATCCCGGGCGTCGGCTCGATGGGCACCAGCTTCCATTTTTCGGGCACTGCCGAGGGTTCATGCGTGGCGACGAGCGTCATCACCGCGCAGACGAGCCAATCAGCTGGCAGTGGTGGCTCGAAATCTGGATCGCCTGCTGCCTCGGCCGCGTCCTTGTGACGTGCACGTATCCAGGCTTCAGCCTGTTCCCAGGTCATCGTCACCGCCGATGGTTCACGCGTAGCGGCTGCGGCAAGGGCATCGATGGCGGCGTGCAGCGCCATGCGTGCGTAGTGCTGGTCGTAGGCGTCGAATGAGGTCTGCACGTCCTTGCTGGCGTTGTCGTAGATCACGCGGGCGAACTGGACGGCCAGCCGCTTCGCTTCCGCGGCCAAGCGTGCGGGAGTAGGGACGCTCATGATGATTCGTCCTCGTCCATGTCGCAGTCGGTCAGCGGCCCCATCGGCTTGCCGATCGCTGGACCTGTCGGGAATCCGTCTCCCGATTGCCCGCCCTGAACCATGGCGGTGTCGATCTCGGCGTCGAGTTGCTCGCGCGAGAATGTCAGCGCCCCGAGACGTAGCGCGGCCGGTTTGGTCACCACCAGTGCGCGAACGCCCTCCGACCAGTGCTGAGCACGCAGCCACCGATACCGCGCCGCATCTCGTGCATGCTCTTCGACAGACGGCTCGAACGTGGCCAGAGCGGCAAGATAACCAACACGAAAGCCTGAACGGCGAAGCCCGATCGACGGGTCTCGCTTGCCGGGCGGTGCATCGGGGAAAGCAATCTCCGCGGCACGCGCGGCGGCAGCCAGGTCTGCGGAGCTGGGGGCACTGCTCATCGTCAGACCTCGTCATTGAATCGGCGCACGAGGTCCTGTGCTCGCAGCAGAGCCTGCCGCGCCTCCTCGGGCAGCGCCGCAACATCGCGATCCGATAGCCGGGCCAGCGTCAAGTCTTTTCGGAATTCCAGCAATTCGGCGCAGTACATGCAAACGCTCAGGTCGCCGGGGTTCGGCAAGGCTTTACGGTCGGTGACCGAGGTCGCGCCGCTGAGCTCGTTCCCACAATTGGGGCAACGGCCCTCCCGGGTTGTGAAACTGCTCTTCATGGTTTGGCCTTCTCAAGAATTGCGCGCAGCGCCTGCGCGAGCGGTCGCCAGCCCCAGACGCTCAACGCTGCACTCGTGATGATTTCGGCCATGGCCGAGGCGAGTATCGCGACCACCTCGCCCGGGTGCTGGTCGGTGTTGCACAGTTCGGGCGCCGAGACAACCATGTACTTGCGGCATGAGCTCGGGCGGTACTCGTAAATGCCGCATTCCTCGCCGCGCAGGAACACGCAGGCGCGATCCTCATACGGCAACCGGCCCCATTCCTCCTTGGTGGTCGCCGCAGCCTGGCGCTCGAGTCGCTCGCGATCGATCGTAAGGCCGACATCCTCGGCGGCCAGCAACGCTAGCACGGCCTCGTCGTCCAGCACCGAGACCAGAAGACGACAGCAATGTGCGCAGCCGCGCTTGCATTGCACCGCAGCACCGGCGGGTGGATGCTCGATGGCCTGCGCGATCCAAACGGCCATGGCGTCGTGCGCGCCCGCTGCGCGCCCGCCGGGGCTCGGGTGCTGTTTGCGCTCGGCTTGCCGGAACTCGCGCACATTGTGCTCGAGCGTGTCGAGCATCAATGCGCGGTCCGGCGCCTTGGCCTGGCGCAGCTGCTCGGCGAGCTGCTCGGTGATCTTGACACCACGCAGGCGTTTCTCGAGGTTCATGACGTGCCGCCGTTGGCCGGATCGTCGCGCGGGTCATCCTTGCGCAACGGGATGTGTTCAGCGCCGGTGCGCTTGTCGAAAAATTGGGCCACGCTGAGCCAGGCCAGGGAGGTGCGCGCCATCGTTTCGGCCAGGCCGTGCACGATGCCAACGCTCCATTCCTGCTCGCGTTTCTGGCGCGCGATGTCGCCGGCGTAGTCCGCGAGTTTGGAACGCAGGCGCAAGCCCTGGTGTCCATCGGGCAAGTCCTCCATATGCAACACCGACCAGGAGGGATCGACGCGCTGGAATGTCTCCAAGCGCCCCCGCCCGACCAGGAAGACGCTGGCCGCGACATCAAACTCGCGCAGGATGTCCTCGATGAGCGCGCGCACTTGGCGCAGCTTCTCGGCCTCGGCCTGTTCGTCGAATGCTGTGGACATCGTGACTCCGGGAATGGATTGGCGCATTCTGAAGACGTGACTTCGTCGTGTCAAACATCACACTCCATCGCGCATTCTTGATGCCAAAAAACACCACCAACGGTGTCGGAAATCCTTCAGGCCACCGACCCCGGTGATGCGGTGGCCGGGCATGGCGGCACGCCCGCGGCCGTCGAGATAGTGGAGGGCCCGCTTGGCCGTGTAGCCCCCGCGCACGCAGCCGCCGGACAAGATCACGTCTTCGTTGACGCCCGCAAATTCGAACGCATGCCTCGGAGAGACGATGCCCGAGCCGTCATCGTCGGCGCCGGCCCACATGAGCACGCCCGTCGGCGTGATGACCGAGGAATCCTCGCAGTAGAAATGCGTCGATTCACCGGGCCCGGTCAGCCCGGCACGGCCTGGCCGTTCGCTCGCGACGCTGCCGCCGAACTGGATGTGATGACAGTGCCGCATGAAGACGGAGCACGTTGCCGCGCGATCCATCTGCACGCCGTCGAACGTCCAGTCCCTCACCGGCGCTGAGCTATCACCCGCGAGCCGGAAGTGCTCGCCTAACTTCGACCATTCGACTCGACCCCCGCGCCACCTATTGTGATTCGCGCCAGGGTGCGCGTAGACCGAGGTACCGCAGTCCGCGATGATGCAGCCGTCGAATTCGCTATCGATCGGCGAGATGACGCCCACATGCGTGCAGCGCATGAAGCGACAGTGGAGCGCGGTAACGACGCAGCTATAGGTCGAGCTTCCATTGACGGCGCCACCCAGGCCGTCCAGGCAGTCCACGATATACAACCCATCGATCGTTAGGTGATCCGATCCGCCCGAGATCGCAGTGCAGGCGCCGTCGCCAACGATAGTGAAGTCCCGAAGTACGACGCCTCGCCCACGCGTCGCGTCGCTGAAATCGAAGATCGCCTTGGTACCCGGGAGAGGTACGAGTCGAGGGGAGTTCCAGGGCGCCTCGTCGACATAGTTCGGCGCGCCCCAGCCGTACAGCACCGAGCCGTTACCGTTGGACAGAGGCCTGACCGAGTACGTACAGCCGCGAATCATCTCGGCCGTATTACCGTCCTGCGCGAAGGCCGCGTTAAAGGCAGGCGTGTCGTCGCTGCCCGAGGGCTCCAAAATAGTGTGCACGGGGCACCGCGCTTTCAGGGGCTGCGCTGCGTCCTGGCGGCCGGTGTCTTCACGGCCCGCGTCAACGCGGCCTCGGGCGAGTCAGCCGGCGCGGCGTCGACGCGCTTTTGTCCGGCCGCCTCTTGCGCGCGCTGCTGCTGCATCGCCTTGTGCTGCGCCAGGCTGTTCGTTTGCATCGCGACCTTCGGCGCCGTGATGGTGATGATGACCTCCTGCTGTACTTTCATCCCGATCAGGCCGAGCGTCATCGGCACAAGATCGTGCGAGCCGACGCGAAGGCGCAGTTCCACCATGCCGTCGTTCAGGGGCAGCACCCGGAAGCTATCCAGCTTGCAGCCGCCCAGCACGATGGCCGACTCGTCGTCGATGCCGTGCTCGAGGTGTACGACCCAGCCTTCGCAGATGGTGGCCAGGGCGACCAGCTCGATCCCCGGCACGCCGAGCACGGGGCGCAGCTGCGGGCACAGCATGTCGACGACAGTGTCGCTCGTCTTGATGGTGAACCCGAGTGAGACGGCCGGGACATGGTCCTCGCCGTGATGCTCGCTGCGGTTGGTCACGCTGGCCAGCAGCGCCGTCGTGGGCTTCTTGAGTTCGAACACCATGGTGCACCTCGGTTTCAAGGGGGTTCATTTGACGGCAGGCCCGGCGGCGCGTGGGATGTAGTCCACGCTCACGAGCACCGCCTTGCCCACTTCGAATGTCACGCAAAAGCGCCGGGCGTTCCGGGGAATTTGCAGTGCTTCCTCGAGGAAAACGCGCAGCTCGGCGCCCTCGCCACTGCCGCACGTCATGGGCAGTGCGAACTGATGCGGCGACCCGTCGTCGCGCGTGTCGGTCGTGTCGTCGTTCATGGCGTTGGTCCTCCGGAACCGCCGGCGGTGATGCGCAGCCGCGCGAGCTCGGCGCGCAATTGTTCGACCTGCGCGCGCGCCTCGTCGCGTTCGTCGGCCACGGTGGCGAGCATGTGGCGTAGTCGCATGATTTCCTGCCCACGCAGCGTGAGCAGTTCGGAGAGCTCACGCTCGCCCAGACTAAACCGCGTGCCGTATCTCATGGCGCCCGCCTACGGCGCGTGCGCGGCGGATGCGTGATGCTCGTGCTCTCGATGACCACGCCCGCGGCCAGCAGCCGCTCGACGTCGCTGGCCGTGGCCACGCGCGCCGTCACGGCGCCCTTCATGGCGCGTGATTTGTTCGGTGCGCGCATCAAACGTTCGCTTGCACCGTCGGATGTGCTCGTGCTCGCGAGCACATACAGGCGCGTGTCGCGAATGGTGGTCATGATTCACCTCCTTGCCATTTCTCGCTGTAGGCCGCGCTGAGCTGGGCGAGCTCGTCGGGCTCGAGCGCGCTGCGCGCCGCGTCCAGCACCAGCAGCGCCCCGTCGCTGTCTGTCGTGCCGGCCATGGCGACCAGGTACTGCGCCAGCGACAGCGGCACCGGCGTGCCGTCGATTTCGCCCGCGTCGTTGGCGGGCGGCTCGACCGCGGTACGTGTGCGCGATGCGCGGCGCTTGCCGATGACCTCCTTCGCCGAGGTCGGTGGCGCGCTGCTACCGGCCGCGTCGCTGCCTTCGCCCGGGGGCGTCAGCTCGAACCAATCGCCCGGCGTGCTGATGCCATCGCGCAAGCTCGCGAAGATGCGCTTCAGCTGCACAACCTGCGCCGGCTGAATGGCATCAAGTCGGCGCTGGATGCGTTTTTCGATGTGTGCCTTCGTGACGTCGTACGGCGCGAACGCCTCGAGCATCCTCGCCATGCCCTCCGGGCTCGTATCGGCGCGCGTGCGCAGCGTGGCGGTGGCTTGATCCATGGCCATTGCGATGACGTCGCCAGGGATCAGCGCGAGGATGCAGGCCCGCTTGCGGCGTTGCGCTTGTGATGCGCAAGTTTCAAAAATATCTCTTTCGTCCTTCAGCGGATAACCGCCCTTTTTCGTGTCGCGCCAGTGGCGCACATGGAATTTGATCGCCTCGCGGTTAACCGTCTCGTAGTCGACCGCGAAGGCCTCAATTTCCGACACGCCCACGCCATCGGCACCGACAAAGCGTGAAAGTTCCGACCAACCCGTCGCCATGTTGCCCCAGGCCAAGCGAATCGCTTCGGCCGAACGGATGCTCGGCCCGGCGATGTCGGTGCCGCCACGCTGAAAGCTGTATTGAGATTCCTCTGCTAAGCCGGCGCGTTGGAAAGCATCCCGAATACGGTCACAGGCATGCAGCTCGTTGCGCGGATTCTGCCGCGCGCTGTAGATCATTGCGAGAACTTCAGTCGACTCGCGAGCCTGCTGCACGCGACCGGCAGCGGTATCGGCGAGCGCGCGCCGGGCTTCGAATGGATTCGTCGTGATGTCGTTCATTGATTAATTCCCCTTTCCTGCCTATCCGGTCCACGCCTTGAGCGCCCTCGCCAGACCTCGCCGACCCATACCCGTACCTGGCCCAGCCATGTCCTTGCCTGCCTTGCCCCGCCACGCCATAGCATTTCGTGGCCTTGCCTGTACGTGCCTGCCTGGCCCGGCCTGACCTTGGGCAGCCAGTCCTCGATCACGCCTGCCTTACCTCCCCGTATCCAGTCACGTCCCGTCTCGCCGCACCTAGCCGTGCCTGCCGTGGGCTACCCTGGCCTTGTCGTGCGCAGCCAGTCCTCGCCTATCCACGCGTCGCACGGGCTCGCGTCGCCTGCCCCACCTCGCCTCACTAGGCCAAGCCCAGCCTCACCAATGCCGTGCCTGCCTTGCCACATCCTTCCAATCCCGACCTATACGCTCGCGTCTCGCCTGCCTTGCCAATCCAGGCCACGATGCGCTCGCGCCTCGCCTGCCTCGCCAATCCAGGCCGTAACGAGCCGCGCGAATCCTCACTGCGCCGCGCCCTACCCGGCCCTGCCTGCCAAAGCCAAACCACGCTCCGCCGCGCCTCACCGCGCGCAACCATTCCACGCCGTACCTGCCACGCCATGCCTCGCCTCATCCGCTACCGCGCCTTACCTCGCCTTCATCCACCCCTCCGCGCCTGCCTCGCCACGCCATACCGTGCAATCGGAACCCGCCAGCCCAGACCCGTCCTCGTCACGTCATTTCACGCCTCTCTAGACCGAACCGCGCCGCGCCTGCCGCGCACCGCCCCGCCGTGCCGTACCGGCCCAAACCCGTTCCCCGCCCCGCCTCGACGCCGCCATGCCCAACCTGCCTCGCCGGGCCTGTCACTGCCTGTCCCAACATCGCCCCACCAACCCTAGCCTGCCTGTCCGCGCCTGCCTCTCCGTGCCTGTTCCAGCCCACACCAGCGCCCGGCCGTACCTCGCCGTGAGCGACCACTCCAACCGTCGCCTGCCTCGCCGGTCCGAGCCGTGCGTACCCCTCGTCACCCGACCAGCCCTCGCCTGCACCTCGCCTGCCTTCCGCGCCTGCCGTACCAAGCCTCGCCGTGCCGCGCCCAACCCCGCCACTCTGAGACGAGCCGAACCTCGTCGCGCCATGCCTGCCTCACCACTTCAGTCCGTGCCATTGCCTGTCCAATCAGGCTGCATTGCGGTCATCGAACCAAGTCCGAAGACCGACAATACGCTCAATCAACCCATCGATTTCCGAAGCCAGCCCGAGGGTCAATGCATAACCGCGCGCACGGTCGAGTGCTGAACGTGCGCGACTGAGTTCCGCATCCACATGGGCGCGTTTGAGGTCTTCATCGGTGCGCAGTTCGTCGACCGTCACATAGCCTTGTTGGTCGGCCGGCGCCTTTGGATTGCGCACGTAGTACGGCACCTTGTAGGTCGTCGTTGTCGTGATCGTCTTCACCCGATAGGTGCAGATGATTTCGCGCGCCTGCACGACCCAATGCTGATACGCCGCGCGCTGCAGATCCCAGTCGATCAGCGCATGCAACGGGCTTTTGGCGTCGCGCGCCGCTTCGACCACCGCTTCGGCGGTCAGTCCGTATTCGCCGCGTTCGATTTGGGCGAGCGCATCCTGGATGCGCTGCTTGGCATCGGCGTCGCCGGCCTTGCGCCGCGGAGGTTGAATCGGCGCGCGTTTCATCATGCGCTCCCTTCAGCGGCCGCGCCATTGCCGCGGTAGCCGCCCTTGGTCGCACCTACAGGGGGCGGAATGCCATCATCGCCACTGATGTCGCGCGACTGGCGTACCGTCGCCTTGCGACCCCGCTTGCCGATGACCTCATCCTCAAACCAGTCGAGCGCCTCTTCGGCCTCCTCGTCGAACGGCTCGGCGTCCTCCATGGCCTGGAGCTGTGCGGACCTTCCCCAGTGCGCTTTCACATCCAGATACTCGGGATCGTCCGCAGCGCATACCCGAAAGCCGCCGAATGACCCCGACCCCTTGCCCTGGCGCCATTCGCCCACACCCGAGGAAATGCCGGCCGTGTGCAACAGGTTGGCCAGCCCCTGCGGGCGAACGAGCAGCGGCGGGTAATGCAATGTCAGCTCGGTTGCCCACGCGGGCAGGATGCAGCGCGTACGGACGTCGGGCGTATGGTTGATGTCCGAATTGCGCGTGATGGCCATGTGCAAGAACGGATGACCCCAGACCGCGATGCGATCCCAGTCGACCCGCAGCAAACGAAGGATCTTGCTCTTCGCCATCCCCGGCGTGTCGAGCGCCGCGGTGCCCATCGCCTGCTTGAACATCGTCGGCAGCAGGGCCAGCAGTGTCGGCGCGTCATCGACGCGCAGTCGGTACGGAGAGCTGCGGAATTCGGCTACCGGGTCATGTTTCAGGCTCGTCGCCTTGTCGGCCGCCGTCTTTCGGCCGCTGGGGCCGAGCAGCTGCTGCCACACCTTCGACGTCATGCGGTTGAGAATCAACGGCGTCGTGCCGACGATGTGGAACGTGATCGATGCTTCCTCGATCTTGAGGAAGTCGACGATTTCTTCAGACTTCTTCGCGCTTGCCTTGGTTGTCATGATTGTTCCAATGTGCCCGGTTGTTGATTAATTCGACGATCCGTGCCGGGCTTTCACGGCATGCGTCAAATTCTTTGATCGCTTGGCGAAATGCGATGCTTGCAAAGAAGGACCAGTTCAGCGGCATCGTGTCCATTGCGGCCTTCAAATCCTTGGTAACGTAAATGTTCACGCGTGCCATGCTGACACCTCAGACATACGTTTCAGAGCCGCCCGCCCACCGTGGCAAGCCGACGTTTTCGACCTCGGACGAATACCCGGGCCACTCCCCGCGCTGCCGGCAGCGCGCCAGCGACTCGAGCGCCTCGCGGTTTTCGCGCGCCGCGATGTCCCAGGCCTCGGCGTCGAGCTCGACAACCCTTGCGGCGAACGGGTACTTGCTCTCGACGAACGCGAAGATGAATCCCGCCACGCTGATGTGCGAGGCGAGCGCATACCCGGTGCTGTACCAGACGCACTGGTGGTGGTACCCGTAGCGGGCGATGGCCGCCTGCACGCCGCGCCGGCTCGCGTCTTGGGTTGACTTGAGATCCAGGATCATCGCCAGCGGCTGGTGCGGCGTGCCGAACTCGCGGTTGACGCAGTCCGTGCGGCATCGGCAGCCCAAGCCCGTGGCCGGGTCGGTCCAGAAGGCCGACACCTCGCAGGCGCCGCCCTCGAGGATTTCGGCCACGGCGTCCAGGCGGCGAAGCGAGGCGGCCTGTCCGAGCGCGGTAGCGTACTGCTTCGGGGTGATGGCAACACGCCCCGGGTTCGCCTCGACGAACTCCTTCCAGGCCTTTGCCGCGCGGGTCTTCACCGCCGGCCCGACCACATAGCGCCGGTCGAACTGGTCCGGCTCGAGCGTCGCGCAGTGGCACAGGGTGCCGGCGAACAGCGCCCCGGTCGGGTCGTCCCCATCGTCGTCGGTCAGGAACACCTCGGGCACCGGCTGAACGCAACGCGCGAAGTAGTGGAAGGCTGACTTCCGGTACCACGTCAGGTCACTGTTCGAGACCTCCGGCAGGCTCTGGTACACGGCGTTCGGCAGGCCATAGACGAGCCCTTGCCGGGGCAGCTCCGCCCATGCGCGGGGCGTCATCGATGCAGGAAAAGGAATCGCGGCCATGATGGATTCGCTTTTTGTTTGCTTGCAATGGCTTCCGGGGTTGCCGTTGTACGACCGCGAAGTCACATTGTCAACGCAATGGAATTGCAATTCGCAATTCGACTTCGGGTAATGCTGCGGTGCGTCATGGATGGCGCTTCGGCGCGTGGAGGCATCACTGACAGTGATGTGATTTGCACTCGAGAACGCGCAGGCGCTTAATGGTCGTTCCGGCTGAAGACCCCCCGTGGGGCAATGCAACCCCCTCGGTGCGCTTGTCGGCGCGGCATTGGTCAATTAAAAACACACAAGACCGCTAATTAATTAACTACGGCGCGCGTCTACTTGCATGATTGCTGCAGCAATGTCGCACGAAGTCGCAGGCTGGCACGGGCTCTGACCATGCGCGCCCGCAGCCTCAAGCCCGGATTCTTCGAAAACGAGGAACTCGCCGAGTGCAGCGCCTGGGCGCGCCTGTGCTTTGCGGGCCTGTGGATGCTCGCCGATCGCGAAGGCCGGCTCGAGGACCGACCGCGGCGCATCAAGGGCGCCCTGTTCCGCTTCGACGCGCTGGAAATCGAGCCGCTGCTCGATGAGCTCGAAGTGCACGGCTTCATCCTGCGCTACGCCAATGAAGACGGCCGATTCATCGAAATCCTCGCCTTCAAGAAGCACCAGGCACCGCACTACTCCGAGAAACCGAGCACCATCAAGCCGCCGATGGTCGCGAAAACAGACGCCATCATGCCGGCCCAACTCCCGGAGTCAGCCGGTCATGATGACGATGAATTCCGGAGAACTCCGGAGAACTCCGGAGTCGACCCGCCATTAAGAGGGGGTCACAACCCCCTGACTCCTGACTCCGGACTCCTGACTCCTGACTCCGGGTCCTCCTCCTCCCTTCGGTCGGAGGTAGCGGTTTCGCGCTCGGCGCGAAGCCCGCCACCCACAACGGTCGAGCAAAAACGACCCCCGAAACCCCCGCCGCTGCCGCCCTTCGACGGCAGCAATGCCGAGGCGCTCAACGGCCGCGCGGTCGTGCGCCTCGCCGAGGCCTGGGAGCTGCCCGAGCAGTGGGGCGTCGACGCCGAGGCGCTCGGCTGGCGACCGGCCGACGTGCTGCGACAAGCCGAGCTCTTCCGGCAGTACTGGACGCGGGGACGAGGACGCGACACCCGGCGCAGCGTCAAGGGCTGGTCGCAAAGCTGGTCGAACTGGCTCGCGAAGGCCAGCCGCAGCAGTGGCAGCAGCAGCAACGAAAGACCCCGGCCATGACGAGCTACAAAGACCGTGCCCGCGACGAGGCCATCGTCGATGAGGTCAACGTCGACCGCGCGCTGCGGTGCCCGGCTGCGGGTTGTCCGAACCGCTGGAGCGTCGAGGGCGACCGCGGCCGCGGCTGCTCGGCGCACTACTGGGCCGATCCGCGCGACTGGCCACGCATCACGCAGGAGTTCCTCGAGGCGGAAACCCGGCGCGCGCTGTACGCGGCGGCCTCCCGGCCAGTGCCCGACGCCGTGCCCGCGACGCCGCCGCGCCAGGCCGCCATCATCGCGCTGCGGGCTTTCGCCGCCTGGATCCGCAGTCCCGCGCAACGCGGCGACGGTCGCGACTGGGCGCGCGCGCTGCAATGCAGCGACCAGTCCGGCGAGCGGCTGACGCGGTTCCAGGTAAACGCCTACCGGCAGGCCTTGCGGCTGGAGGCGGCAGTGAGCGACAAGGTCGTCGCCGATTGACATTTCCACAGAAATCGAAAGGAAAAAAGCACCATGTACGTCAACGTCAAGAACCTCGGCACCATCGCCACGCCCTTGACATCGATGCAGGCGGGAGGTATCGCCATCGATGTCGACCCAGGCGAGACCGCCACCATCGACAACCCCGCGATGACGCTGGCCACCTTCGGCGACGATCCGGGCTTTGCCGAGGAATTCGCCGAGGATTTGAGCGAGCTCGCGGACACCATCCGCGATGTCATCGAGCAGTATCGCGATCGCGTCGATGCGCAAGGCGAAGGCGACGACGAGGACGCCGCCGAAGCCGGCGAGGTCTATTGCAGCATCGAGAACATCGGCCCGCATACCGTGCGCTTCATCCTGGGTGCCGACAACACGAACGAGCGGCACCTCGGCGCCGGCGAAACCTTTGAGGGGAACGCACCCGGCTACATCACCATCCGCGAACTCGAGGTGGGCAGCGAGCCGACGTTCCGCGAAGGCGGCGCTTGAATGCCGGCCGGGAGTGGTGTCGTGACCCTCATCCGCTTTACCCTCCTCGGCCAGCCCGCATCGAAGGCGAATTCACGTCAGCTCGTGACGATCAAGGGTCGCCCGGCGTTCATCAAGTCGCCCCAGGCACGCACGTTCGAGCGCGATGCGCTGCGCCAGATTCCAAGCACCGCCCGCCAGCGTTTGACGGGCCCCGTGCGCGTCACCTTGCGCCTGTACTACGCGAGCGAGCGGCCCGACCTCGACGAGGCCGTGGTGCTGGATGTGCTGCAGGATCGCTACCACGGACACGGCGAGGCACGCGTCCTCGTGCAGCCCGGTGTCTATCGCAACGATAGGCAGGTCCGCGAAAAGCACGTGTACCACGCCATCGATCGCGTGAACCCACGCTGCGAGGTCGAAGTCGAGCCGGTGCACGCACAGCAGGTGGTGCTCGAGCTCGAGGATCTCGACGCACTGCCGTTCTGAGCAATCGGCTATGCACGATCCCTTCAAGATCGACGGCCCGACCTGCCTGAGTTTCAGCGGCGGACGCACGAGCGCGTACATGCTTTGGCGCGTGCTGCAGTCCAACGATGGCCTGCCGCCCGAGGCCGTCGTGTGCTTCGCGAACACGGGCAAAGAAGACGAAAAGTCGTTGATCTTTGTTCGTGACTGCGCCGAAGAATGGGGTGTTCGCATCTTGTGGCTGGAGTACCGCGACGGCGATCCTCGCTTTGCCGTCGTCTCGTTCAACACCGCAAGCCGCGAAGGCGAGCCGTTCGCGGCATTGATCCGCAAGCGCAACTATCTGCCGAACCCAGTCGCACGTTTCTGCACTACTGAGCTCAAGGTGTTGACGATCGAACGGTATTTGAAAGCGCAAGGATGGATGGAATGGGACAGCATGATCGGTGTCCGTGCAGACGAGCCGCGACGAGTCGCCAAGATGCGCATCGATCCCAGCGGTGGCCGTTCCGGTGTTACTCGCCTTGTTCCGCTTGCCGATGCGGGCATCAGGGCGGCCGATGTTGGGGCGTTCTGGCGTGCGCACTGCTTCGACCTTGGGCTGCCGAATAACGGCGGCACAACGATGCACGGCAACTGCGACCTGTGCTTCCTTAAGCCGGCCGCGCAGGTGCTCTCGCTCATCACCGAAAACCCCGGCCGGGCGATTTGGTGGGCCAGCATGGAGGGAAGCATCACGAACCCCGGTATCACGAACGGCGGCACATTCAGAAATGACCGGCCGAGCTACGCGCAGATGGCACGCTTCGCCAATGAGCAGCGCGACTTGTTCGATCCCAACGAGGAAGCCATCGTGTGCTTCTGCGGAGATTGATCCGGCCACATGTCCGAATCGGAGTACACCGCATGACGAATCGTGACATCCTCACGCACCAATGCGAACGTTTCTCAATTACAGCGGGGGATGGGAGGGGGGATATGTGTGATTTTTCGCACACTTTCGGGGAGCGACGTCCCCAGTCAATCAAATGAACCACAGTAAAAGGCGGCCTGCTGCGGGTACCGCGCGCGCAGCACACGAGGCACTGCGCCAGGCTGCGGCCGGCTGGCCAGCGCCGCCCGCATGCTTGCGAGCGAGCGAAAGGCCGTTTTGGGAGGCCGTGATGGTGTCGCGGCTGCCACAGCAATGGGCCTCGATCGACCTGCAACATGCGACCAACCTCGCGCGATGCCTAGCCGACATCGAGGTGAACCGGGCCGCAATCCTGCGCGAAGGCACCCTGATGGGCAAAGGCTCGGAGGCGCGCCTGAACCCCCGGTTGTCGTTGATCGACACGCTCAACCGGCGGGCGATGTCGCTGACGCGCATCCTGCAGCTGCACGCGGTGGCCACCATCGGCCACACGCAGCACCAGGAGGGCACGAAGGCCGAGGCGGCCACGGCGGCCGCAGTGCTGAAGGAGGCCGCCGCACATGAGGCGGACACGCTGCTGGCGCGGCCCCGCCTCGCGGCGTGACGAAACTGGTGGCGGACATGACCCGCGGCGAGCGGGTCTGTGCCTTCATCGAGACGTACTGCGTCGCGCCCGAGGGCGACCTCGTGGGCCGGCCGCTCAAGCTCGAGGACTTCCAGCGCGCGTGGATCATGGCGGTCTACGACAACCCCGCGGGCACCCGGCTGGCCATCCTGTCCATCGCAAAGAAGAACGGCAAAACGCCACTGATCGCGGCGCTGATGCTTGCGCACCTGGCCGGGCCCGAGGCGCGGACGAATTCGCAAATCGTCTCGGGCGCGATGAGCCAGCAGCAGGCCGCGGTCGTCTTCAAATACGCCTGGAAGATGGTGCAGGCCTCGCCGAAGTTGTCCGCGCTCGTGCGCGTGCGGCCGAGTCTGAAAACGCTGCACGGGCTGGCGGCGAATGTCGAGTATCGGGCCATCAGCCGGCAGAAGAAGACCGCGCATGGCATCGCGCCGGTGCTGGCCATCGTCGACGAGCTCGGCCAGGTGCGCGGGCCGCAGGATGATTTCGTCGAGGCGCTCGAGACCGCGCTCGGTGCCTACGAGGACTCGATGCTCGTCGTCATCTCGACGCAGGCAGCGAGCGACGCCGACCTGCTCTCGACGTGGATTGATGACCAGATTCGCAGCCCGAGCCCGACGACGGTCTGCCATGTGCACGCAGCGCCCGCGGACTGCGACGTGCTCGACGAGGCCGCGTGGCGCCAGGCCAACCCCGCGCTCGGCATCTTCCGCAGCGAGTCCGACCTGCGCACGCTCGCGCTGAAGGCGAGCCGCATGCCGGCGTTCGAGAACGCGTTCCGAAACCTCAATCTCAACCAGCGCGTCGCGCAGCAACGGCTCGCCTTCGCGGCGTCGGTCTGGCGACGCGGCGCGGGCGCGGTAGACCGAAGCATCTTCTTCGACGGCCGGCCCGTGCATCTTGGGCTGGATCTATCACAGCGCGCCGACCTGACCGCCGCAGTAGCCTCGGCCCAGGACGACGACGGCGACGTGCATTTGCTGCCCTTCTGCTACACCCCGCTCGAGGGGCTCGAGGACCGGGCGCGCGCCGACCGCGCGCCCTATGACGTGTGGGTCAAACAGGGCGTTCTCATCGCCGTGCCGGGTGCCACTATCGATTACGACTACGTGTGCGGCGACCTGATGCGCCGCACGCAGGGAATGAACATCGCATCGGTGCAGTTCGACCGCTGGCGCATGGATGTGCTGCGGGCCGCCGCTGAGCGCACGCGTTTCGCGTTGCTCGTGCGCAAGTGGGAGGAGGTCGGCCAGGGATACCGCGACTTTGCGCCGCGCCTCGAGGCATTCGAATCGGCGCTGCTGGCCGGACGCCTTCGGCATGGCGCTCACCCACTGCTAGCCATGGGTGCCACAAACGCCATCGCCGTGTCGGACCCGGCCGGGGGGCGCAAGCTCGACAAGAGCAAGTCAACGCAACGCATCGACCCGCTCGTCGCCGCTATCATGTCGGCATTCCCCGCGCTGCCCGAGGGCCAGATGCAGGCGCTCGACGTCGGCGCGCTGATCGCCTGAGATGCCCGGCTTCTACTCCACCCCGCAATGGCGCGCGCTGCGCCTGAAGGCGCTGCAGCGCGCGGGCTGGTGCTGTGAGGAGTGTGGCGCCTCGGTGCGCGCGAAAGGCGCCTCGCGCGTCGACCACCGGCTGCCGCTGCGTCGCCGCCCCGAGCTCGCGCTGGCGCTGGACAACCTCACGGTGAAATGTGCGCGCTGCGACAACCGGGGCGCGGTCTGGAAAGGCGAGCGATCGCAGAAGGCTCGCTTCGAAGCGGTTGGGGTCGACGGGCTGCCCGCAGCGTGGCGGGAAGACCCGGTGCGCTAGACGCGTTTCGGGCTGCGCTCCATGCACCGGCGCAGGCCAAACACGAGGCCGGCCAGCGCGCCGCCGAGGAGGCCGATTTGCGTGGCGGACATCGCCGCCGCTGCGCCGTTCTGGCCGACGCCGACCATGGCGCCGGCGATGGTGCCTGCGAAGAGTCCGGCAACGACGTAGCCGAGGACGATCAAGGTATTCGAGAGGTAGCGAAGGAAGTTCATGGAGTGCCTATCGGGCAGTCCTGGGGCAACCTTGAGCGGCACCGTCGGCGCAGCGTGCCGTTTTGCACAAACGGGCCGGCCATTTGCACAATCGTCCGCCGCGGTTCACAATTTGCCGCCATGACGAACCGCGTCCGCCCGCCTCCGGGCGTGCGCCGGTCGCTCACCCCGCCCCCCGAGCAACGGCCCACCGGCTCGGCACTCCCAGCGGCTCGCGTGCCGCCCCAGGATGCCGGTCGTGAGCGGCCCGCGCACCACCACCGCTGATTCGCCGCTCGCCGGCGATGTGGAGCACGTCGAACGACGTGGCGGTGCCCCCGTCCTGGCCTCCCCGGGCCAAGCAGTGGACAGCGATGCGATTCGATTTCGCGTCAGCACCGAGGACCGCAACGATGACGGCGTCGTCGTCGTGCAATCGGGCCTGGAGTTTCCCGACGTTCTGCCGGCGGTGGCCGACCATTCGCATGACTTGCAGTCGGCGATCGGCGATTGGCGCAACGTCGAGCGGGGACAGCGCGAAACCTTCGCCACCCTGCGGCTACTGCCGCGCGGGGTCTCGCGGGCCGCCGACCTCGTGCGCGCGCTGCACACGGGCGGCTATCCACTGGCCAGTTCGGTCTACTTCACCACCCGGCGCGGCGACGTCGAACCGATTTTCACCACCGGCCGCGACGGTCGGCCTGTACGGACGGGCACGCGCTACCTGCGCGGGCAGGTCCATGAAATCAGCCTCACACAATTCCCGATGAACCCGGCGGCCGTGGCCGTCGCGCGTTCGCTGGGGTTCTCGGACGCCGAGCTGGCCGCGCTGTCGCGCCCCGAGCCTGCTCCCCGCGTCACCCCTTCCCGCACCACCGAGGCGGTCGCCCGTGCGGATGCCTCACGAGGCACCATCATGACCATCGCAGAAATGATCGCGGCCGCGCAACAGGCGCACGAGGCCGCCCAGGCTTCTCTCGGCACGGCCACCCAGGCGCTCGAGTCGGACCAGTCCGAGGCGAATCTGGCCACCGTCGCGCGCGCGACCACCGAAGTCGACGCGCTGTTCGCGAGGCTGTCCACGCTGCGCCAAGCCGAAACGGCCGCCGCGCGCCGTGCGGCCACCGCGCCCGCCCCCGCTCCTGCCCCGACCGTCGTATCGCGCACGGTCGCGCCCCTGACCACCGATTCCCGCGGCGCCCCGGGCATCCTCACGCGGCGCACGGATACCAAGGACCTGCCGCCCGGTACGCGCTTGGCGCAAGTCGTCATGGCCGCCTCGGTGGCACGTTCGCGCCGCCTGGGCCTGGACCAGGTTGCGACCGAACTCTTTGCCGACAACGCCGAGGTGCTCGCCATCGCGCGCGCGGCCGTGGGCGTGGCAGACGCGACAACCGCCGGTTGGGCGAGCGAACTCGTGCGTTACGAAACGCGCGCGATGCTGGACCAGACGATCAACCCCACCGCCATGTGGCCCCGGCTGGCCGCGCAGGGCATCTCGCTGAACTTCAACGGGGCGCAATCGGTCGTCGTGCCGGGGCTGAGTGTCGGCACCGCCACGGGCGGCGCCTGGGTCGGCGAGGGCGGCGTCATTCCGCTCGTGAAAGGCGCTTTCACCGCAAAGCGGCTGAGCCGCTACAAACTCGCCGGCATCATCCCGATCACCAAGGAGCTCCAGCGCGTGAGCGACCCCTCGGCGGTCGATGCGATGACCAAGCTGCTGCAGCAGTTCATCTCGAACTTGCTGGACTCGTGCCTCATCGATGCCCTGCCCGAGGTGCCAGGCGTGCGGCCCGCGGGGCTGTTGAATGGCGTGACGCCCATCACGGGTGCGGCGGGCGGTGGCTATGAGGCCTTCCGGGCCGACCTCGAGGCCATCACGACGGCCTTCACGGCCGCGGGTGTGGGGACGAATCCAGTGCTGCTGGTCAATACCGCGAAAGCCTTCCGGCTTGCGACGATGGTGAACGCACTCGGACAGCTCGTTTTCTCCGATCCGAGCAAGCCGCTGAACTTCCCAATCATCCCCAGCCAATTCGTGCCACCGACGGCGGCCATCGCCGTGGCCGCCGAGAAATTCGTCTCCGCGCTCGACACGCCGGAAATCGACACGAGCGAGGAAGCCACCTTGACGATGGCCGATGCCGGCCCCGTGGCACCCACGCAGGCCGGCGACGCGGTCGGGGGTGGCGCGCTGGGCACGCCCGGTCAGGTCATCCCGGACGGGGGCATTCCCGTCGCGGGCTCGGCCGGGGCATCCACCGTGGGGGCCATCGCCATCTCGCTGTGGCAGACCTGGTCGCTCGGCGTGCGCATGGTCTTCCCGGCGTCGTACGGACTGACCCGGCCCGGTTCCGTGCAGGAAGTGACGGGGATCACATGGTGACCACCATTACCGTGTTGGTGCTGCTCGTGGTCGCGCTCGTGCTGTTTGTGCTCGCGGCGGCGGGCATCGTCCATGCACGGCTGCAGCTCGTCCCGCTCGGTCTGGCCGCGGCCACGCTGGCCGAGCTCGTGCGATGGTGGCCGCCGTGATTTCGTTTTTGCAAAGTGTGAACGCGCTCCCCTGAAGGTCTGCTCGCGACGGGGGTTGCCTGAAGAAGCAGTTGCCGCTTGAGCAGTTCAGCCCCGGCCATCCGGTCGGGGTCTCTTTCCTCCTACCGGCCAAGAGGCGCACACGATGGGACAGCCGATCTACATCACCGACCCCGCCGTTGCGGTCGCCTACCACGCCGACATCGGCACGTGGATCACCGTCGCCGACGAGGCGGAAACGCAGTGGTTGCTCGACAATCATCACGGCTATCACCTCGACGTCCAGCGCGGGCTGCCCGCGGCCGGTTTCGTCGACCCGCGGGCGCCCCTGCCCTTCGTGCCCTACAGCCCGACGCCGCCCGGGCCTGAGCCGGCCAGGATGACCGCGACCATCGCCGACGCGGGCGCCGGCGTCTTCACCGTCACCTTCGGCGGCCTGCTCGACACGCTCGACGCAAGCGGCCATTTCACCGTGGTCGATGCGGCGGCTGCGACGCTGGCCGATGTCACCTACCCGCAATCGGCCGGCACCACCTTCACGGGCGCGGCCGGCCTGCTGAAAACCGCGCTCACGCCACACGCCCCGCCGCTGGCGCTCGTTCAGACAGGCGCCGTGCTCGAGATTCGCGGCGTCGACCCCGTCATCGTGAACGCGGTCACGGGCGCGCTCACACTCACGGGCCCGGCACGTCGCAAGCGCCTGGGCATCCGCGCGGAGGCACGCCGTGCCGCATGACATCGGGGTCGTCCTCGTCTGCGCCTTCGACCCGGTGGCCGAGCTCGGCAACGCGAAGGGCCTGCTGGCCCTGTCCACCGAACTGGCCGCGCGGCTCATCGCCGAGCGCCGCGTCGAGGCCACGGCCGACCACGCCAGCGAACCGCTGCGCTACGTGAGCGGCTCGCGCGCGTACGCGGCCGCGCGCCAGGCGCTGCGCGATGCGCGCGCCAGCGCGATGCCATCGCACCGCGGCCCCGGGCGGCCGCGCAAGGTCCCCCGCCTTGAGGAGGGCTGACCTCACCATGGGCGCCCTCGCCGTTGCGCGCAGCTGGTTTGGTGGCCTCGGGTTTGGCGTGCTGGGCAATGTGCAGCCCGCCATGGGCCCCTTGTTCACCGCGCTCGGATTTGATCGCACGCTCGGCGGCAGCGCACACGCGCTCGACCCGCTGGATGGCACCGGCTGGCAGCGCAATCTCGCCAAGCTGGGCTGCGGCGCGCTGCCGGTCATCGAGGCCATCTACACGCTCTACACCAACGCCTTCGCGCAGCTGCGCCCGCATCACCGCCGGGTCGACCTCGTCACCGGCGCCGTCGAGGAAGTGACCTCGTCGCCCGCGGCCATCTTGCTGGTGCAGCCGAACCTGTACGAGAGCGGCGCGACGCTTTTCGGGCGCCTCGTGTGCGACTGGCTCGCCGGCGAGGCGCTCCTCGTCGCGCAGGTCAACGGGCGCACCGATCCCGCGGCGCTGCATCTTGTTTCCCGTGGAACATGGTCACCGCGCATCGATCCCGAGAGCCGCGAGGTCTTCTACTTCGTCAGCAACGACCCGGCGTTGCTGTTCGGCCCACAGGCGCAGATCGCCGACGTCGACGAATCGCGTCTGATGGTGTTTCCGGCGCGCAATGTGATGCACTTGCGCTGGCGCACGCCGCGGCATCCCTTGATCGGCGAGAGTCCCTTCGCGGCCGCGGCGCTGGCTGCCGGCATCAATGTCGCACTGAACCGCACGCAGATGCTGTTCGTCGAGAACATGCGCAGGGTGAGCACGGTCCTCTCGACCGACCTCATCCTCGACCGTAAGCAAATGGCCGATTTGCGCGAGGCCTATGACCAGCAGGCCGCCAAGTGGGCCACCGGCGGGCTTCCCATCCTGGCCGGCGGCCTGAAGATGTCGAGCGCGAACCTGGCCGCGATCGATGAAAGCATCATCACCTCGCTGCGCTTCTCGAATGAGGAAATCGCGCGCACCGCCGGCGTGCCGCCCCCGATGTACGGCGACTTGAGCGCCGGCGGATCCCTCACCTCGAGCGAAACGCTCGTGTTGCACTGGCTCTCGGTGTCGCTCGGCGGCCTGATCGAACGGTTTGAACGCGAGCTCGATCGCCTCTTCCGCATGGATGGGCGCCACGACTACGTGGAGATGTCCACCGAGGCGTTGCTGCGCTCGGATCTCGCAGCGCAGGCACAGGCCATGTCGCAACTCGTGCAGGGCGGCTGCATGACGCCGGACGAAACGCGCAACCGGCTCGGCCTTGGGCCGGCACCGGGCGGCGACCAGCTCTTCCTTCAGAAGCAGATGGTGCCCGTCACGCTGGCGGCCGAGCTCGCGCAGGCCGAGCTCGACAAGCTCGCCGCGCCACCTCCGCCCCCGCCCGAGTTGTTGCCCGATGTGCCGCCCGATGTGCCGCCGGACGACATCGCGCCGCCCCCCGCTCCCACGGCCGAAGACGTGGCGGCCGCGCGCGCGCTTGATGCGAGCACGTTCCGGCACGCGCTGCGGGCGCTGCAGAAGGAGGTCGTCTAGATGGACGCCGAACTGCTCCAGGCGCTGGCTGCCGAGGTGGCCGACCAGATGAACACGCTACGCGCGGACATGCGCCGCGAGCGTGCGGCAGAGACGGAAGTGATGCGGCGCAGTGTCGAGGTGGACAACGCCGCCTTGTGTGAGCGCCAGGCCGATACCGCGCATCGGCTCGAGCTCGCGCAGGCTGAACTCGCCGTGTTGCGCGCGGCGGCGCAGGATGGCCCCGTTGCGGCGCTGACGCTGGACGCGGGCGGCACCGTGCGGCTCGTGCAACGTCAGGGCCCGGCGCTGGAGATGGCGCTGCCGGACGTCCAGGCGCTCGTCGAGCGTGCCGTCGACCACCG